CGATTCTCCTTGGGTTGCGGCTACTTTGGTTGCAGAGGGAACCTTAGCAGTTGTTGCTCAGGCACCGTTTGCTGGTGGTGAAGATCCAACAGTAACAGGTGAGGCTTACAGCGCAGGGCTTTCTGCAATTGAAGCAGTTGACTGGAACGTGCTATGTGTAGATACTGATGATGCTGTTACTCATGCAGTTGTCCAGGCGTACATTGACAGGGTAAGAAATGAGGGCAAGCGGGTATTAGCTGTTGTAGGTGAACCTGCTAGTGTTGAACTGTCCACCAGGTTTGCCAATGCTCGAGGGTTCAATGGCCCGGCTATTATATACGTAGCTAATGGTTTTATTGATGCCGCTGGCAATGATTTAGATGGCTACAAGGCTGCTGCACGGGTAGCAGGAATGGTGGCTGCTGCACAGATAACAGATTCGCTGACTCATGCCGTAGTCCGGGGGGCTACCGGCATAGAAGGTGCCTTGACAAATGCAGAAATTGAACAGGCAATCGAATCTGGTGCCTTGGTGTTTACGATGTCTGCCAAGAAGCAGGTGCATATCGAAAGCGGCATCACAACTTTTGTGACACCGACAGCTGATATGGACGCCGGATGGAAGAAAATCCGCAGGATGAGGACGCGCGACAACCTTATTGAGCGCATTGTTGCAACCTGGGATCCTATAATCGGGAAAATCAACAACAACCCCGATGGTAGAGCCACCCTTATTGCAGCTGCTCAGGGGATTATTAATCAAATGGTTGGCGAAGGTGCACTGATAGGCGGAACCTTTGTTGAAGATCCGAATAATCCGCCTGTTGGTGATTCGGCCTGGTTTGTGGCTGCCGTGGATGATATTGATAGCGCGGAGCGGTTGTATATTGAGTTCGGCTTCCAGTTTAGCCCGACAGCATAATTTAGGAGGTGTAAATAATGGCTGATGGACGTTATATATTTCGTGATTGTGTTCCAGACGGTGACATTGACATTGCCAATGTGACTCCTGGGGAGGTACTCACCCGTGCCTGGTCGTTCCGGGCAAATGCCGATCCTGGTTTTCAGGAGGCGTTAGATAGCGGCAAGTTTGACCCCAGAAACATCTTGAGAGGCTATGACGGTGAGCTCTATGACGGCGACGGTAATTTCTTGGCTGAAGTAAACGAATGGCACGCACCTATTAGCTTTGAGAATAGTGATTATCAAGCAGCAGGCCAGAAGCTTAAATGGGCTATCCCACAAGGATATTCCGTAGCGCTCACATTTACCGAAACAGTTGTTCGAGATGCCGTGTTGCTGAATAAGGTTATTGGTGGTTTGAAGGCCGGCTCCCCAGATGTGTCGCTTAACTTTATGGGCGTACTGCGTGGACATAGCGAGGCCTAATTAAAGCAAATAAAGGAGGGCTACAGCAAATGACTGAAGATAGCAAAAAAGATATGTTAGCAGCTGAAGACACAATCCTGAAGGATGTTGGCGGTGTCCTGCAGGCTATGGAGACAATTACCGAATATGATACTTTTAAGGTGATTCGTAACGGCAAAGAACTATTCTCCTTCCGAGTGTGTGGTCTTGACGATGAGGAAATGGAGCGATGTAGAGATGAAGCGACTAAGATGGTCAAGAGTAAGCGACTGGGTACGACAGTGCCAGGCGACTTTAACTCTGCAAAGTTCAACTCCTTGCTAGTCTACCGGGCCACCCATCCGGAAGATCGGAAATGGCTCTGGGATAACAAAGAGCTGCAGCAAAAGGCAAAGGTGATATCTGGCTGGCGTGTTATTGATGCTGTATTACGGTATGGGGAGAAGGAAGCGGTAATTGAGCTGATAGAAAAACTATCCGGCATGGATGAAGATGGAAATAGCCTTGAAGAGACAATAAAAAACTCATAAAAGCAGGGGGCAAGACTACCCTGCTTCATCAGGTTTTCCAGCGGTTAGGGATAACTCCGGATGAGCTTTACGCCAAGTCCTACAAAGTGAGGGCTTTCATTTTTGCTTCGATGCGGGTTCAGCTGGAAGCGGAAGAAGAGCAGGTTCGGGAGATGGAGAGGAGGGCAAGGGGCGGTGGCAGGTAACGAAATTTACAGGGTAGAGATACCGATTATTGTTGATGATCAGACCGAAGGGCCTCTCCGAAATGCGGAAGCACGAGTCAATAGGTTTCAGCAAAACGCAGAAAAGGCAAATCGTAAAACCAAGAAACAGCTCGAGTCCCTTGCCCAGATCAAGGCTGAACCGATCATGAAAGTCAGAGATCAGCTGACAGGCAACGTGCTTAAGGCAGATAAACTGATTCGCAAGCTGGACGCTGAAAAAGCGTCTCCGCTCATCGAGGCCCAGGACAGAGTTTCTGCAGTAGTAACGAGGATCAACGCTGCGCTGAAGGCCTTGGACAAGGGCGATGTTGAAGTGTTGGCTGAAATGAAAGGCCCGCTCATGGATGAGATTGTGAAGGCCAAATCAGCCCTGGCAAAGCTAAACAATGTAAGAGCTGGCCCTATAGCAGAACTCAGGGGTGAGCTATTTGGCCAGCTGAGTAAGGCTACATCCCAACTGCGAGACATTGATAGGCTTCATGTTGAACCCAAAGCCACCCTGCGGGAACGGGTGACTATGAAAGCCAGGGAAATCAGTGGCAATCTTCGCCAGCTAACAAGCAAGGCGTGGACAGTAGTGGTTAATGCAAAAGACAGAGCATCTGGTATCATCAGAAGCATTGGCACGAACTTAAAAAGGCTGGGTGTTGGAGTGATTGGAGGAGCTGGCGTTCTCACCAAGATGGGCATTGATATGTTTGTTGAGCGTGAAAACGTCACGATGGCATTTGAGACCATGCTGGGCAGTGCTGATGCCGCAAAGAAACGTGTCGAGGAGCTGACCAAGTTTGCAGGCATGACTCCTTTTAGCCGTGATGAAATATATGAATCGTCACGTATACTAGAGGTATTTACGAAGGGAGCCTTGTCTACCGGCAAGGGCTTAAAGCTGGTTGGCGATGTTGCAGCTGGGACAACTCAGCCGTTCAATGAGGTAGCCTTGTGGATAGGCCGGCTATATGACGCCATGGCATCCGGCAGACCTGTGGGCGAAATGACAAGTCGCTTGCAGGAAATGGGTGCTATCAGCGGCAGCCAAAGAAACAAGTTAGAACAGCTGGCCAAGTCAGGCAAGAATATCTCCCAGACATGGCCTGAGGCTGAAAAGGTATTCGGGCGTTTTAACGGACAGATGGAAATAATGTCTGAGGGCATGGGAAACCTGATCCTGTCCACCAAATCGTTTTTCCGGGAAAACGTTGTTGCGCGTTGGGGTCAGGGCGTTGAGTCCGTCCTAGGGCCACTCCTGACAAAATTCCGAAACTGGAGAAACGAACATCCCGAGGAGTTAGAGAAACTAGGAAATACTGTTCAGGGAATAGCAAGCAGGGGAACAGAAAAGATAGTTGGATTCTTTGAGGGAGCATATGGCCGTATAAAGGAAATTGTCGAATCTCCCGAATTTAAAAGCGCTACATTCGAGGAAAAGATCGTGATATTGTTTGAAGCTGGCCTTGATGCGGCAGTGACATGGCTGGAAGGTCCGGGAGCAGAACTCATCACAAGCGCTTTCACGACATTGGGCGAAGTTGCAGGGAAGGCGTACCTTGCCGGGATGAAGAAGCTTGGAGAGAAAACGGTTGAAGAGCTGAAGCAGGGAGACCTTGCTGGTGCTGCTGTTCCTGCCGCTGCCATGTATCTGTTGGGTGGCGGAGCGCTACTAAAGGGCGGCCTGACAGTTGGCAAGGGTGCGCTTGCTGGAGGCAAAAAAGCCGTACAGTCCAAGCCTGTGCGCGGGCTTGCTGGGAAGGTCAAGACAGCCTTTGTTGGTGAGGATCTTTTGCAGGCATCCAAAAGAGCAGGGACCACAACACAGACCGCCACCAAGGCAGCCGCTACTACTACAAAGGTGGCTGCCAATACTACAGCAAAAGCTAATAGGCAGGTTGTGGGCTCATCCAAGGGAGCGGCCAAGCAAGTCACAAAAGCATCCGGGAGTCTTGGCACTCTAGGTAAATCAGCCAAATCGCTGGGTAAAGTTGCAGGAAGAGCCGCTGTGCCGCTGGCTATAGGCCTTGAAGCGTACGATATCTATAAGTCGCAGGACAAAGTCAAGGCCACTGGCAAGGCTGGTGGCGGTTTGGCCGGAGCCGCTCTTGGTGCTAAGGGCGGAGCGGCAATAGGTACTATGATATTGCCTGGCATCGGTACGGTAGTAGGAGGCGCACTGGGTGGCGTTGGCGGGTATCTAGCTGGTAGTTATGCCGGCGGCAAGGTTGTTGACGCAGCACGCGGAGGTGGAGGTGGTGCCGAGCCTGCCTATGCAGAGGGTGGCGGTGCAAGCACAAACCAGTACCTTAACCAGGAGGTCTATGAGCCGTTTCGTGAGCAGGTTGTGAGGGCGGAATCTTGGGGTAGGAATTTAATTGGCAACTTCATGCGCGGTCGTGATTCTGCTGGGATGAGCATGACAGGTTGGCTGAACAATAAAGTTTATGAGCCATTCCGTGAGATTGTAAATAGGTCTGAATCCTGGGGTAGGAATCTAATTGGCAACTTCATGTCAGGTAGAGACTCTAAGGGCATGTCAATGAGCGGCTGGTTGAATAACCTTCTGTACGAGCCTTTCCGTGAACAGGTGAATCGTGCAGAGTCGTGGGGTAGGAATTTAATTGGTAATTTCATGCGCGGTAGAGATTCCGCGGGTATGTCGATGGGCGGTTGGTTAGATTCGCAAGTGTATTTGCCTTTTTGGAGCATTGTTGTACGTTCGGAGTCCTGGGGACGTAACCTCATAGGGAACTTCATGCGTGGCAGAGACTCGGCCGGCATGTCGATGACAGGATGGTTAAACTCTCAGGTATACGAGCCATTCCGATCGGTAGTCAACAGAGCAGACAGCTGGGGACGGAATATGATTGGTAACTTTATTTCTGGCATGGAGTCAAAAAGGGGTGATCTATCAACCGAGGTAAGAACCCTTACTAATCTTGTAGTTAATCAGTTCCGCCAGGGGCTAGGCATCGCGTCACCATCCAAGCTGGCGTTTGATATAGGTCGCTACACCATGTTGGGGCTCATTAACGGCATGAGCTCTGTTGATGTTAAGAAATTCACAGAGAAACAGATGGCAGCCTTAATGGATGCAATGGGATCTGCAGGAGGGAACGTTACGGGATGGCTCAGTGCAGCGCTCATGGCTACGGGAACACCCCTCAGCTGGCTGCCCGGATTGCAGCGCTTAGTCCAAGCTGAATCAAGCGGGAATCCGACTGCGGTCAACAGAATATCGGTTGGAGGGGAGCACGCCACTGGGCTCCTACAGACACTACCCAGCACATTCAGATCTTATGCCGCACCTGGTATGGGTAACATCATGAACCCAGTGCATAACGCAGCTGCTGCAATCAACTATATAAAATCCCGGTACGGGAGCGTGTACAATACTCCCCTATTCAGGAGTGGAGGCAGATATGTCGGATACGCTCAGGGCGACATAGTGACCAGGCCTCACTTAGGGCTTGTGGGGGAAGCCGGGCCTGAGGCGATTATTCCGCTATCGGCACGGATGAGGAGCCGGTCGTTATCGCTGTGGGAGAAAACAGGACAGATGCTAGGGGTGCGGCCATATGAATTTGGAGGTTTTACAGGTCTAGTGCCGGCGGCAGCAACTGACGGTGGCTATGGCAGTATAAGCATCGTGAATAATGTCAGCGTATCGGTTGGTGGAGATGGTAGCGGCGAAACACCCTCAGCAAGAGAAATAGCAGATGAGGTTGCAGATGAAATAGCAATGAAGATAAGCAGCATATTCAATAACATGCCGTTGAGAAGGTAGTATTAGTATTGTATTTCAACGTCATGCTCTGCTGCTAACGTTTCAAGGCTGTTGTTGAAGCTTCTGATGTCGCTTCTCCCTTCAGATAGCTTTTCATTGGCTTCAACAATAAGATTCATGTCCTGATTCTCAAGTGCTGCTATCATTTGCACTATAGCATTATACTGCTTGTTTACAGCGGTAATATACAGCTCATGCACTTCTCTAACTTCTTGTGTTTGTGGCTGTATTTCTTCTAGTTTTGCAGAAAAATCTCTGTACTTAGGCATAACATCTTCGCTAAGCACCCTATACAATTCTTCATCGCTGGTATAGTTTTCGCCTACGACACTGTCATAACTATCGATAATTTGAGTTTCTGTTTCGGCCAATGGAGCTATTTCGTTATTCAGGTAATTAAGCAGGTCTTCCTGTACAGGGTCTTGGACGCAGCCAACCAGAAATAGCATTGCAAGGGAAATAGTGACCAGATAAGCCATACGACGTTGTTTCAATTGGAACACTCCTTTTTAAGTAATATAGACTTATTAGGCAAAAATAGCGCCTATTCCTTTTTTAGGGCAGGTGAAATATATGCTTTTCAGTTTATCAGCAGGATCAAAAAAACTCCAGCTACCAATGAATCCAGAGCGCATAACCGTCAGAACCAGCAGCCGCATGAACATTTTTGAGGTTCTTGACATTGGAGAAATAGAGCTGCCACGAGGCACAAAGCTAGACCGTATTTCTTGGGAAGGGATCCTGCCTGGTGAGTCACGGAGAAACATGCCTTTTGTGTGTCAGTGGCGGGAGCCAAAAGATATTGTAAAAGAGATAGAAAAATGGAAAAATAACGGCACTAAAATTAGGCTGCTGGTGACCGAAACCACAATAAATCAGGATGTGTACATATCAGATTTTGAGCATACCTGGAGTGGTGGTCATGGTGACTGCCAGTACAGTATTTCTTTAGGGCAGGCCCGGGATCTTGTGGTTCAGGTTCAGCCTGGAGAAGCGCCGAAACCTAAACCGGCCCCGAGGCCGGCACCCCCTGCTCCTAAGATGTATACGGTAGTAAGAGGGGATTGTTTATGGAACATAGCAAAGCGGTTTCTGAAAAACGGGGCGCGGTGGCCGGAGATATACAACATTCCAAGAAACAAAAAGATAATCGGCCCTAACCCCAACCTGATTTATCCGGGCCAGGTTCTTCAGATACCTTAAAATATTTCACGTGAAATAACCATAAGGAGGGTTGCATCATGATCGATATAGCAAAAATAAAATACAGCCTTCTCGCCGTGCTATCCGATGGTGCAAAAGTCCGCCCTCAAATTGCAACATCCAATGTAACTACCGAGGAGAATGAAGGGGAGCTGGCTGTGAGGCTTGAGGCTGATTTTCACAACGCCAAAACATCGGATGGAAAGAGACTGCATCAGAAGCTGCCCTTAGGGTGCCGATTATCCCTGTATTCTGATTGGGGAACAGGGAGTAATGAGGTGTTTAGGGGCGCTATCTTTAATTGGCGCTATAAAGAGGATCCGCAGGAGCAAATATCTATAACGGCATACGACCCCCTTTTTTATTTGAAGAACAGCAAAGATGATCGATACTACAAGGCAAACACTACAGGCAAGGCGATCATCGTTGATATCGCTAAAGCTTGGGGTATCCCTCTTGGTACCGTACAAGGGCCGAATGTCGCTCTAGCAAAGCAGATATTTAGAGGTGATGAGCTATCGGATATGATAACGAACGTCCTGGAGCAATCGAAGAAGCGGGGCGGTGGCGAGTGGGTAGTGCGGAGCAAGCAGGGGAAGCTCGATGTAGTTCAGCCGGGGCAAAATTCCCCGGTTTATCATTTCGGAGCAGATAGTAATGTGTCGCTTGTGGAAGATCAGCAGGACATAGAAAACCTTGTTACCCGGGTAAAGGTAATAGGCGCTGAAGACAAAGAAGGCAAGGCGCCGGTCCGAGCCACAAAGGATGGCCGGACAGAGTTTGGGATACTGCAGGATTTAGTTTATGAGCGGCAGTATGACAATCTTTCTGCAGCTACGAAGGCGGCAGAAGAGATACTTGATGAGCAGGGTAAGCCCCGGAAGAAAAGGAAGGTCTCAACTCCTGATCTTCCTTTTCTGCGTAAAGGGGATAAGGTACACATTACAGCGGGTACCTTGAACGGCTACTATGTTGTTCTCGGTATCACACGCAAACTCTCAGATTTGACTATGACGCTGGAGGTGGAGGATGTTGCCTGATGGAATGAGCAGGCTAGCACAAGTGTTATCACAGCGTATGGGTGAGCAAGCTCAGCGGCCAGACGCCATGGAATTGGGTACGATTAGAGCCGATATGAGCCTGCTCCTAGACCGTTTTCCGATACCGATGCCCCGGGGCGAATACCTGATATGCAGGACGCTGACACTCCCCAACCCCATAGCGACGACATCCGGTAAATCAGTTGGGGATCACGGCATACACAATCATACCGTACCCCGTCCGGCTGAATTGCGGGCATTGAGTCCGGGGGACCGGGTATTGGTTGCCTGGGTTAACGATGGGACGGATCCGGTAATAGTTGATGTGGTGGTGAGTTCGTAATGCCAAATTTATATCCTACATTTGAGATGCCAGAACTTGCTGAAGAGCAACAGGCAGAGCCAGGGCCCGAATATGGGGAAAGCTGGCTCTTTGATTTTGCTACAGGGGATTTTGTTGTTGGTGGCACTGGCCGAGTAGTTATTGCTAATGGGCACACAGCTTGGGAGCAGTGGTGCGTGATGGCTGTTATGACGCA